GAAGAGTCTCCATGAGAAAAGGAGTTTACTGCTGTGAGATGGTCCCCACGCTTGATTAACTCCTCGAACAAGCCACCAAAAGCCAATCCATTAGGATGGCTCACCATACCGGCGACAGGCTTGTACGGGTCTGGTACGGCCTCTGTGGGGGCATGGAAGGTCTCAAATTGAGTGGGTCCACCACCCAACCAAAGCCACACAACGGACTTCTTATTAGATACTATTTCCTCTTGAGCAAACGCTGTATCTGAAAATGGTATATAACTTAACCCTCCTCCAATCGCACCAATTTTGACAAAATCTCGCCTATTAAAGTTTACCTTCAACATGACTACTTCTTCTCCTCAATCTTTTCAGATTTGTTGTTTACAGGTTTGGTAATTCTAATAAGGTGTGGAAATGACTTGGCATCTTTGCCTTCTGCTTTACTGGGGCCGGAGTCATTCTCCACATCTATCTTGTTAATTTCTTCTAATGTGGGCATTTTTGATTTGGGATCAAGCACCCACCCTGCACCACGGGCTTCAACCCAAGATTGCATGCGGCGTACAGGTACAATCAAGTTGAATGTTTCGCCAGCTCCGCGTACCAGCATCCCCACGTACTTACCGTCTGTGAGAAACACTCCACCACCAGAAGATCCGGGGAATGCGGTTACTGTAGTTTGGTCGAAGACGGTGCCCCCACCAGAGCCTAAGTTCAGAACTCTACCAACTTGAGACATTATTCCTGCTGTCATCGAATTGGCCCCAGATTGTCCAAGTAAACTGCCCACATGAAATAGGTCAGTGCCAATCTCAACAGGCTGGCCTTCTAAGTAAAACTCTGTGTTAGCGGCGACAAAGCCTCTTTTCCTCACCATAAGGAGGGCAAGGTCTTCCCCTTCTTCCGCATCAGAATACATAATAACCTTGGCGTCCATTTTAAGTTCGCCCACTTTTCTGCCATTTTCTACTAGCTCTTTGACAATTTGGGCATCTTTAAACTCGACAATAGTTTTGGGTCTGCCATTTTCAATGATTTGGCGAGTAGATCGCAAATTATCTATTACATGTGCGCAGGTGACAACGAAGTTAACTTTGATCTTCTCGTTATCTTTTGCTATTAGCTCTCTGGTAATGAGCACCCCTGACCCCTCAGCAAAGCCAGATTTGATAGTAACACTTACATCCTGAAGATGCTGGGCCACATTTTGAGCGTAAGCCACGGTCATGCTAGAAAAAATAAGGGTCGCCGTCAGGATTGCCGTCAAAAATCGTTTTCCGCTGCCATTCATATTAAAACTCCTTCATGGTTTTATCCCGGGGCCTCGTAGAAGCCTATATCAAAGCCCGGACGTGTACACTGGTTAATTGTTTCCTCTAGTCCATGTTGTTGTAAGTGCTTCTCTATAAATATACACATATTTTGATTTGTTTCTGGCCAATTATTCTTATAAAAATGACAGCATTTAGAGCATTTGAAGTGGTTTGGATGCCTAAAATTGTCTCTCCAAGGAACAGTCTGAGGATTTGAATTATTTTGTATCTCCTCAAACCTGTTTTTTAGCATGGATATGAACTTTTCTTGGTCTTTTTTATCAAAACACATGCTAAATGGGCCACCATCCTTGACGTAGAATATGGTCATAATGGCCTGTTTGTAGTCTGGATATAACTTAGATATTGCGTAGTTATATAGTAGAAGTTGGGGGTCTACAGTAAGTTTCTCGTATGTCTTAACCTCACCGGTAGCCCAATCCTTCCTCATTCCCGTCTTCCAGTCTATCACCTCTATTGTGTCGTCACCAACTCTTGTCACAAGGTCAATAGTTCCTTTGATTGCTAGTTGCCCCTCTACGGTCTTCCCGTTGGGCAGCGTGTAGTTATATTTTGCCCAATCTTCCTCAATAGGAATGTCAAAATGGGGTTCTGGATCAACAATATCCCTAAATCTGGGATCAAAAGCCCCGTCATTGTAGGTAATTGCTGTTTGTGTTAATTTTAGGGCCGCTCTTCTGTCCGCTGGCTTCCATTCGTGCTTCGAGTTCTCAGTGTAAGAGTTGAAACTCAAGTCAAGGATTTCTTCTACCAGATCATTAGTTAGCAGCTTATCCTTGTGAACGCGCACTTTACCTACGGCGTCATCAACAATTTCTAAGTACTTACGCCTTTTGTTGTCCTGCTGAAACTTTTTAAGTCCCGCCAGCACCTCCATGACTTTGTGAACTATGGTTCCCAGCTCTGCTTTTTTGCCGCTGTCTGACTGATGCCCCAACACATAAGTCATGAAGTACTGCATCTGGCACGAATCGTAGTTATTGTAACTAGAGCTTCGCATGTAGGTGATTAGCATATTGTCCTCTATAATTTTTTATAAAACGATTTAACTTGACTTATCAATGCGTCAACGCTGCCCGTGTTGTCAATATTGTAATGAAAATCATAGTCATCGAGGGCTGTTTCGCTAGGGTGGCCGTCTGCTCTCTCTCCCCTAGTAAGTCTCACTACGACACCCCCGGCATCTGTTACTGCATCTACTTCATTTGGAAATCTCACATCCGCGATAATAGCGAGGGACGACTGTTCTCGTTTAATTTTATTAACACAGGACTGCACCCAAACTGGCTCATACATTTTACGCATAACATCTGTACCAAGGAATTGCATAAATTCACGAGCCGTCATTGGCCCTTCTTTCCAACCGTGAGATGTTCGTGCGTCTGGCGACAAAAGCTTTTTCATCATCCCAGAGTTAATCGCTCTTGGCATATTTTCCCAAAGAAGATGTTCTTGAAGTTGACTTTTTTGCTTGTCTGTCCCCCAAACACACTCTGGAGGAACACTGAAAAGATCTACGCAGATTTGTTTCAAATTATCTGCAAAGCTATAAAGTTTTACGTATGGCCACATGTTGTGTTCAGCATATTCAGTAAAAGCATTATCTGTTCTAGCAACGTCAAACTCGCCCCAGTCTTCTTTGCCTTTATTGTCTGAGGTAAGGATGATGAGCTTGCCATCGCCGTCTATGTTACAATCCTCAATAAGCCCTTGATCTTTAAGAACCATTCCATGCAGAATGTTGGCCGTGGTGTTTTTACCACTTTGTTTCTTTCCTGCTATCCCAACTATATTCATTAGTAGCATCCTTTTAAGTCTATCAGAATTTGGTTGTGAATTTGCTCGGTAGACATGTCTCCCAAATCCTTAGTGTGCATTTTTGGAAAAACCAAATTAAACAGCCTACCCAATTCTCTCTTGATCTTTATCTTAGATTCTCTACCGGCCTGATCATTGTCTGTGAGAATTATGAGGGTTGTCACCCCACTTTTAAGTAGCAGCGTGCGCTGTGGCGCAGAGACATCTTTGCCAAATAGTCCAACTGCATTGTAAACACCGGACTCATACAAACGCCATACATCTCCTTGCCCTTCAACTAGAAACATAGAAACCTTGTCTTGGGCCGCTGCGATTGCATTGTCATAGTTATATAAGTAGTCGGTTTTTCTCAACCCCCCTGAAAATAGATACTTAGGTGTTAACCATTGCTTATTAGATCTAGCTATGTGCCCCACTCTAACACCGTCAAAAATAATCGGTATGATTGACCTATGCCTCATAGGAGACATTGAGTCCGAGCAATCTTTCACGTCGAAGTGCCTTAATGTTTCTGGTTTAAAACCCCTGCCCTCAAAATATGGAGAATTGTTTAAAGTGGTTATTTTCTCTTTAGACCATTCCGGCGTGCCGGTCTCTCTTTTTGCGCGGATGGCTTGCATCAAACATCTAAAGTTGTCATCTCTAATGGAGCTTTGTTTTTGCTCTTTAGTTCTTGCCCCATCAACATCATATAATCCGCAAATATACTTTAGTGCCTCTGAGAAAGAATCTGTGTCTAGCGTGCCTTTGACGAATCCAAAAATATCTGTATTGTAATGCTCGTGACAACCACGGGTCCAGCACCTCCATGTGTTCTTGGTCAATGATATAGAAACGGCCTGATTATTATCACTACCTTCGTGAATGGGGCAACACATAAATATGTTATCTGCAACTTGAGTATATTCCAAGTCTAAATCATCTAAAAGTCTACATATATCGTCAAAGATGATTTGTTTAACCTGATTAAGATCTAACATGGTTTTGGTTTTTTGTTGGTACATCTCACACCGATTGATTATTATGGGTTCGGTTTACTCTAACAAATCTTGCGGTTTTAGAGAAATCCTTTAGAGAAGTCGCTCCGGTGTATGCGCAGGCACTTCTAACCCCACCAAGGGTATCTCTTATCACATTTTCAACTGGGCCTTTATAGGGAAGCTTGATTACTCGACCCTCACTAGATCGGTATCCCTTCAGTCCATCCCCATGTTTCTCCTGAGCCTTCTCGGACGACATGCCATAGAATAGAAAATTGGATTTATATCCATCTCTGTCATATTCCCACTCTCCAACACACTCACTGGTTCCAGCAAGCATACCACCAAGCATTACAAGGTCGGCCCCAGCAGCAAATGCTTTAGCCACATCTCCGGGGTATCGACAGCCACCATCAGCACAGATTAGCCCAAGTCTACCTGAGTCTGCTCGTAGCCCGTGAGCGGCGTAAGCGCATTCTGCGATACAAGAGAGCTGTGGGTATCCGCAACCAGTTTTGAGCCTCGTTGTACATGCCGACCCCGGGCCGATGCCAATCTTCACTATGTCAACGCCACCGTGCAATATGATTTCTTGAACCATCTCTGGGCTACACACATTTCCAGCCATGATAATTGGGGAATACTTGGGGCCTAGATTATTAAATTCGGTGCGTATTAGAGAGCAAAAGGATACAAAATCATCGGTATATCCATTGGCCACGTCAATACAAATATTGGGAACAATCTTTGTCTCGTCTATAAAATCAAAAAGGTCGTCTAGATCCTTCTCTTTAATTCCCAAGCTGTGCCACACATACTCAGGCGAACAGGGGTTGAGTTCATGAAAATTTGTCACCCGTTCTTTTAAGGAATAATGCTTGTGTAGGCATGTTGTTATGTGGTGGTGAGATAAACATCGCCCCATCTCGAATGTTCCGGTGGTGTCCATATTAGCTGCCATCACGGGCACTCCACTCCACTTCCTACTGGAATGGTAGAATTTGAAATTGCGAATTAAATTCACTTGTTTTCTACTAGCAGCTTTCGACCGCTGTGGAACG